AAATGTATAATTCCATTGACCACCACTATAAGCCATTGCTCCATCAAAATTAAACGATACTTTAGGAGCATAAATTTGATTCTGAATTTTTATTGTTCCTGTCATGTTAGAATGCCACTGACTTATTGGATCAGTATTTGTAAAGTTTGGAGGAGTATCTGTGTACCAATCACTCGGAGTTCCGTAGTTTTGAGAGCCTCCTGTTAAAGGTAAGCCATAATCTTTTCCGTAATAAGTTCCTTGATATGTAGCTGAACTTCCTTCATTAGAATCTCCAGTCATATACTGACTTCTTCTATTGTAACCGGTACTACTATTATACATATATTGTGAAGTCCATTCCCATGCGGCTGTTCCTAACGACATACGACTATCTTTTGCTGTCATAGGTTGTATAAATACTGCTGTGTTTGCTCCATCAGTACCAGCTGGTGCATAAAAAGTTAAAAAATCTAAATCAATTCTAAAAGATTCAATATCTGTTGTACTTGATGCTAAAGATGAAGGAACTATAAATTCAACATAATTTGTATTAGCTACATAATTATTAAAATCTATTGTTGCAAGAAGAGTTTCGCCTTGAGGATTTAATGCAACAGCTCCTCCTGCTGCCGAAGCACCTTTAACTTTAAAACCACCTGCACCATCTGTTACAATAGCAGATTCAGCACTTCCATCAGTTGCTGGTAGCCTCCATTTAGTTGTTCCACCTTCTTGTTGTATTGAATCAACAATAATACCTGAACCATTATTTACAAAGGTTATACCTGCTGGTGATACTGTTGCTGTTACACCATTATCGATTGTTACTTGAGCGTAAGCATTTACACCAGGAGCAAATAAAGTATCTGCTGTTATTGTCGTAACATCTGTAAAGTCTGTTGTTCTATCCATAACTGTAGTATTAGATATATTAACAGCATATAAATCAGCACTATCGGTAACTGTTAATGTTTGGCCTGATGCAACTGTATAATCTGAAGAAGTAAAGAAAGCCTTATTAAATTGAAGAGTACCTTTAAATTGGCCTGAAAGAGCTTTGTTTGCTGTTAAAGTCTGAGTAAAGATAGCGTCTGTTTCTACAACATTACTTGCAAGACTTGTATCAGAAAAAGCAGCGTTTTCAGCTGGATATGTGGAGAATATTTCTGGTGCTGCTGCAAAATTAACTTTGTTATTTGAGTTAGAAGAGCTTTTAACTATGTCACGACTTAGTGTCCAACTTGATCCTGATGTTAAAGTTCCTTGACCTACTTCAAATGTATTATTTACATTATCAACAGCACAATAAAAAACTTCATCACCAGTCGTATGAACTGACGCAAATGTTCTAAAGCCACCTGTAGAGGCACTTCCTGATAAGGTAAAAGTACCTGTTCCTGAAGTTGTAGCTTCCTGCTTGGTTCTATCAAAAAATTTGAGAGCCATAGTCTAACTACCTTTAAAAATTTAAACTATTCTAATAATAGCGTTTGTTGCATCGGGTGTTGGAAATTGAATTGTAAAATCTCCAGAACTTGATGACTTGTCAGATCCAAAATCAAGAATTGCTACTGATTTATTAGATTGTGTTGAATTATAAATCATTGCACCACGAGCTGTAATAGTAGAAGTACTCCACGTTGTATCAGCAAAATCTGTAATAGCAGTAGTTCCTGATGGATTTGATGGTGTTACATTAGTTAATGTATTTCCTCCAGATGTGTAAGCAGTTCCAGAAGCTTCATTGGTTGTTGTAAATGCGGTAGTACCTGCACCTAAAGTTGCAGATGATGTATATAGAGCAATTTTAAATGTTGCTCCTGTATTAGCGGATCCACCGCCACTACCATTAGTAAAATTATGAACACCTTGAAGCATTTCAACCTTAAAGCTGGTGGTCATTGCTTGAGTTATTGCCATTTTATATTCTCCTTATAATTTCGGCCATATCATTGTGTCCTTGTGAGGACAATGTACCACATATAGTTGTACGTTCAGACAAGATAGCTTGTTTTATGTAATAAGTCATTACACTTCTTACATTTTCTTTAAATGCTTCTGCCTGCTCTCTAATTGCAGGAGGAGCGTCAGCGGATACAGAAATAATTTTATCAGTAGCTCTATCAGCCCAATAATCAACTCCTAATCCGGTATTGTTTGTAGTTACCACTTCTACTTGACCTAATTTAGGTCCTAGTTCTTCTGTAAACATTAAGTCACCTCTATTCTTAAACTATCAAAACGATACTCATCTCGTCTGTCTCTACCTTCAAATAGGTTTTTCTGACGAGATATTTCTTCCATGAACCTTTTTTCATATTCTGCTAAAAGGGTAGGTTCGCCCTTCATAAATATATAAGCTTCAATTAAAGAACCATACAATAGTGCATTTCTTGAATTTTCAGACAAGTAAGTACCATTTGTGTTTACTGTTAAGCTTGGAGGCCTATATAAATAATTTAATTCCATAGTATAATTTGCATCAGGAGTAGGAGCAACTAAAAATGTATTGTCTTCACCTGCTGTATTACTACCAGCATCAAAATCTGCGTAATATTTTGGTAATCCATTTAAATTAGCTTGAGCTGGGTCTATGTCATATTCTTGAATAAAAGATGGGTGTTTTTTATCTAAATAATGATAATCACCATTTGCATCAATTGCTGCTAAAGAAAAAGACGCTAAATAATCTGTAGGACCTTTTAAAAATCTATTTCCTTGCGTTACATTACCTGTGGCTGTTTTTCTAAAAACATTAACTTGCACAAGCTCTAACATTCTTTCTTCAGCAGATATAATAAAATCATTTAAACTGCTTACAAAAGTAGTTTCGTTATTTTGTGTGTAATTTTGTATAAGTGTTTTTAATTCTGCTAATGTCATGTTGTTACCACCGTTACTGTTCCTACACTACCATTAATAGATGAGAATGTAAGTGCTGTACCAATTGGATCTACTACCAAAGAGTTAAAAGCATTTATTTTTGTTGTTCTAACTAAACCTTCACCCGCTGGTACATCTTTATCAGGTCTTGGTTCATACAATGCTTGTGGATCAGCAAAGTTTAATCTCACTTCAAGTTGAGGTTGTTTAGGCTCCCAGCATTCTGAACATGTTTTAAAACCATTCCACTCATTGTGTAATTCTTTTAATAGATATCTTTGTCCACATCTATCACATTGTCCTAGAGCTCTTCTTCCGTTTGCGTAAGCCATTAACTAAGTCTCCTATAACTTCGCATAGAAGGTCTAACTTGATAACTTTGACGAACTTCGTCTTGATCAGCAGCTCTTTTAAATTCTTCTTCATAACTTTGTTTTAACAACATAGTTCTTTCTGGTGCTCTTTTAATAGAAAGATAATAAGCAAGACCAGCAGCTAAACATGGGTAAAACCTAAACGGAACTTGCATTGTGTTTGGACCGTAGTCTGCATCTTCTATTCTTCTAAGGTAATTAAATACTAAACTATCAGAATTATTGTTTGATGTAGGCCATACTTGTATTTTTGGAGATATTTGTTTATCTACAAAATATTGACTTGGTTGACCTTGTGTTGATTTATCAGGAATCTGTAAATATTCATTTCTTCCAATAGGTTGAATAATTATGTCAGAAGTGTTTCCGTTATTTAAAGTTCTGTAAGCAACACCTAAAACATCAATAGCACCTTCTGGTAAACTATAATCTGTTTGACCTTGAACTAAAGTCTCTGTGTGTTGAACAACTGTCCATTGATTTAGACCTCTGTTAGCCCAATCAGCTAACATAAGATTTAAACTTCTTTGAGCAGTTTTTAAATCATAACCAGTTCTTAATTGTAGACCGCATCTTTCAAATGCTTCTTCAACGTATTCTGCTACGTCTAATTCAAAATCTCTACTATTACTGGTCGCCATGTCATTATCCTATCTTAGTAAACTTGCGTCTTCCTGGAGCTATTGCACCACAACCTATATTACCAGTTCTTTCTCCTGGTTTCAAAGGTTGTCCATTATAACTCACTAAACCACCAGAACGATACTTTTTTATTCCACCAGTAGAAATTTCTTTATTCATTTGAGCCCTTGAAATTGGCATTAGAATAAAGACCCAAAAATATCTACATCAGTCATTTGAGGTTGATCATAATCTTGTCTACTTGCATATGTAGGTTCTTGGTTTCTAAGGTTTGGATTTGCAAATTTAGAACCAGGTGCAGGATTGCCGTATTTTGCAAATCTTTCTGCTTCTCGTGCTTTATTTCTATCCATAATATATTGCATAGCTGCTAAAGTATTTTCAGTTCCACCACCAGCTAATCTATCAGCTTGTTGTCCATAATAAATTCTTGACATAAACTCAGGATCTTGACCAATCATCATTTGTGTAATGTCGTATCCTGTAAAACCTGGATGTCTTGTTTCGTTAGGTCCATAATCAAATGTATGTTTATATCTATTAGCAAAACTGTCTAACGTTGCACGAGGTGCTGACATGCCTAACATAGCACCTGCATTTTGTGCACTTAATGGGTTTCCTGAACCTCCCGCTTTTACATTAAGATTAGGACTAGATCTTCCATACGAAGTTGGCACTCCTGATACTGCAAAAGCAGGAGCTACCTTATTAAAAAATGAACTAGCATAGTTACCTAAAGAGCCTAATCCGCTTAAAAGTGCTTGTCCTATCATATCTATGCCATCACTAATTTTAATAGCAAGCCTATTACACTTGCTGAAGCACCAATCAATATAAACTCTATTCTATAAAGTCTTTTATCTATTGCATCATATCGTTCGCTACATGCATCAACGTGTGAATCAATCTTAGTTTCTACTGATGCTATTGTAGATTTAGACACTAGACCGCTCCACCGAACAGATTAGTGTATACTCCTGGGTTGTTTTGTTGGAGATAATCTTGATATCCTTGAGAGTATCTATTTCCTTCAAATGGAGTATTTAAATAAGAATTGTATTCAGGTGTGTAAACATCACCAGAATAACCATATGTTTGAGGGTTGCTTAGTTGATTATATAATGATGAATAAGGATTGTAGGCCATTTGATTATAGTTATTACCACCAAAACCACCGTAGAACATATTATTCATTCCATAACCTGAGCCATATCCTGAATTATAACCAGAAGGTGAGAATCCTAGTCCTGTGTTACCATAAAAAGAACCAATTCCACCTGCATATGGGTTCATTCCATATCCATAACCCATTCCTGAGTTAAAAGGATTACCATAACCCATACCATACATACTGCCATACATATTATTGTAGCGACCAGCACCTTGTAGTGAATTACGGCTTTGCATAAATTGATTTATTAAACCCATAAGACCACTCATATCTCCAGAGCCTGTTTGACTAGAAGGTTGATTTTGTTGAGCTAATAAATCATTGTAAAGTTGCTCATAGTTAATAGATCCAGTTGTATTATTAGTAGTTGTATTATTAGTAGTTGCATTGCCAGAAGAGCCCATATTTGTAGTAGTTATGTCTGGATTTGCTACCCTAGCATCAAGAGCACTATTATATGTTGTAATTCCTGGAAATTGAGCACTTACTTCTGATGCAAGACCTATACTAATATTACCTGTAAGAGGATTTACATAAAAAACTTGATTTCTTCCGGTTCCAGCACCAAAACCAGGATTATTTGGATTATAAGTATAATTACCTGTAAATTCAGGTATTGTTGACCTGTCAAAATTTTTCATTAAATCTTGAAAACCTGTTAAACGATCTCCTACTAAATATCTAGCAGCTATTTCTTCAGGTGTCGCACTTCCTTCTCTTAGGAATATAGCACCACTTCCTAGTCCACCTGCTGTTAAATAATCAGCAAGATCATCTATAGTAACACTTCCGTAATTTTCAGAATTTGGATCTGCCATAATAGATGATGCTAAAGATGAATTATCATAATTTGTATCAGAAATAAGAACAGGGTTGCTACCATCTGGTTGATATTGGATAACACTTCCATCTCTTGTTGTTACAAGAAAAGTTCCATCTGCATTTTGAGTTACTTGAGCATCTTGCAACCCAATGCGTAAGTTGTCTGTTAATCCTGAAATTTTTGATAAAGCGTTACCACTTAAATCTGTGTTACTTTTAAATATATCAATAGCGTTAATTAGTGACTCGTCAACATTGTTATTATTATTATTTCCACTTCCAGACCCACTATCAGATCCTGATCCAGAGTTATCTGTTCCACTTCCTGAGTCTGTTCCACTTCCTGAGTCTGTTCCACTTCCTGAGTCTGTTCCACTTCCATCAGCTCCACCG